GCCTTAGTTGCTACATTCTTTAATCTCATAATCTCTTGACGATACTCTTTAGCCTCTTCTTTCTTACTCTCTGCTAAATATTGAATATCATTCTCAAAGTCCTTGATGCGTTGCCGACTGTGTTTATTGACAGTTGACTTAGAGCGAGCAATGAAAACGGCACACATACCACCACATAAACTCGCCACCAGGATAAGTGAGGCAGATAAAACTTCGATTTCCACATAATTATAATGAAATTACTTAGTTCTAAGTGTTTTGAAGGTGATAAAAAGGTCATAAAAGGTAGGTAAAACCTAACATAAACCCTAATACCACCTAATGATTATTTGAGAGTATCATTAAATTCTCATTGTAAGTACGTTCCTAGGGGACATGGTATTGGCTTGGGGTGAAAAGAAAAGGGGACTGGTTGTATATACCAGTCAAAACAAATAATATATATTATAGTACGACTTAGCATTATTATGACCTTAGACCCTGACTTTGTAACAAAAGCAGAACGTGAACGCAGACTACAGACTTCACATAAGGAAACTAAAGTAGCCAAAACTATTTCCATTCCAATTAGTTATTGGGCATTACTAGACCAGGTTAAAAACAAACTAGGTAAAAAAAATGTTAATGAGACTTTGATGTATTGTATTAAAGAAATAGGAATTGAGGAAGGTTTAGAACAATGACCACTGAAATCATTCCCCGTCAGAAATGTAGAGTATGTAAAATCTATTTAGCTAAAGGGTGTCTTAATGATATTTGTTTAAAATGTTCTAAAAAAAATGTGATTTAAAATGAAAATGGATATAGTCGAAAGTGATTTGAAACAATTATTCATGTGGATAAAGAACTTGGATGAACTGTGTAAATCACAACAGGTTTTGATTGAAGTACTAGACGAACGGGTCAGTAACATAGAACATGACCTGGCCTTAGTTCTTTCTGTTATCAAAGATAGAAAGGATAGCACATAAAAATTTTAGAAGCACTATCTGAATTTTTAATTTTATTTTTCTAATCAACGACTTGTAAGTAGAAATCTACTTCCCCTTGAGTATCGCTAACAGGAGAGCTAGCCGTTTTTACTTCAATACCACACCAACTCCAGTAGGTAGAACCAACGTAAGTATAAAACATATTATTAGATGAATTAATTGTAGGAGTTAAATCATACTGAGAACCAAATGATTTAGTAGCTCCACCAACCAAAACAGTCCATCCGGCCGTTAAGGTATCTGTCCCGGCTGCGGATGATTCAGAAATTTCTACATCTACTATCAAGCTTCCTGTAGTTGTCGGCGTTATGGTTCCCGTAGTGGAAACACTCGTGCCAAAGGCTGTATTAGTTACGCCAATCGGGCTTGTTTGTTTTGCATTATAATATGAATAAACACCTGCCCCCCGCCTATTGGCAGTACCGCCCCATGTGGTCACTATGTCCGCAGTAGTAGCGGTTGGGTTCACCAGATACCACATTTCGGTTCGGGTTCCAGTTCCATCCTGCAGAAAAACTGCCCGTGTAAAATTTTCTGCTCCATTCCACGTTACGCCTGTTATATCACCTGAACCACCCTGTCTACCGGCCGCCACGATTAAAATTCTATTAGAATTAGCAGCCACCGTAAACCCTGAATTAGTAAGAGTACCGCCAACAACTGCTGATGAAGTTTGAGCTTGTGCATCAAAACTAGGCGGAGTTGTTGTTGATGTAAAATTGTAGGCCTTTATTGCAGTGGTTCCGCTTGTGCTACGCATTGTCTTAAAAGATGTAACATATGCACCCCTGGTTGCAGATGTAAGACCCGCCCCCGAAGTCCAGTTAGTTGCTTCTAAAAATCCGTTATCATCACCTGCATCTCCAATTGTTGGAGCAGTAGATACGTCAAAAGGGGTTGTAATATCAGTATACACATTCGTTAAAGCAGCATTAACAGGAAGTGTATAAATGTCCATTTCCGATGCTGCAATATCTGCAAAAGTTTTACTTACTTTGATTAATGGATTAGAAGTGGCTGCACCCCATGTAGGGAAACCGCCAGATACTACCAGCGCTGCGGCTGTACTGCCTATTGGTAAACGCTGTAATGCACTTCCATCGCTGTAAACAATATCGCCTGCGGTTAATGTCGCTTCAGTTACATTATTCATGTTAAGTGGCGAACCATCTTGAACAGCACTACTGTGTTTGTGTGGTTTTAGAACATTAGAACCACCGCCCGAAAATCCCATGATTACCCTGTATCCGTTCTAAATCTTTCTGATTCTGTACTTACATAAATTGGTGAAACCTGAGCTAAAATATCTGTTGTTCCCGCTGCACCTGGCGTTACTTGAATAGATACAATACTTTGATTGTTTATGTTTTGGTCTGACCCGGCACTTAATGTAATAGCTGGCTGTCCGTTTATTGAAAACGTACAGGCGTTAGCTGCATCTTGATTTTTAATTGCTGCTGAAATTGCATAAGACCTGTATTGTGCTGGATAATGAATTGTTGTAGCTGCTGCACCTGCTGCTATTACATCCGCAACCATTGTGCTTTCGGCTGTAGTGTCAGATGGTTTTACATTTACTAAATATCCTTGTATAACTTGTGGCATAATCTAAAACAAATTAGCGTATTTGATTAAGAAAGTATAAGCTGCTGCACCTGCACCGATTGTAGTTTGGCCACAATTATAGGCAACCTGTTTTCCACCTGCTGCACCGCCAACTGAGATTGGTATTGGTCCAGGAACCACCCGACCTGCGCTGGCAGGGTCGGATGAGTTACTGAAAAACGTTACACCTGTTTCTAATCCGTTAATTAATAATCTATCTTGATAAATTTCTCCACCAGTTGGTTGTGGATTTGAAACTTCGTCAAGCACTACGTTGCTTCTATTTAACTGGGTTATTGTTAATTGGGTTATATCGTCAGTTGCTAAGCCAAAAACATTAAGTGCTAATCCTGGAGTAGAATAACTTCGCATTAGTGGTACAGCCATTTTAAAGACTCTCCGTTAATGTATTATCTAAAGATGTTGATGCGGTACGGCCACCGATGAACATAGTCCCAACTGCACCTATAACAGATTCAACACCGCCTATCGAATAGGCTGCTATTCCTTCTACGGCTTTACCCATTGTGGAACTCATGAATCCAGGTGCTACCATGCTGCCAACTGCACCTAATAGAGCTACAACACCTGCACCTGCTAGAACTTTGTTTAATGTTTTACCTGTTTTTAGTTTAAATGCCATTCTACATTCTAAGAATAGAGAATGACTTAATAAATATGCCTATTTTAGATAGACATGGTTATCGGTAAGATTACGAGTTATCTCGCTCTTGGTCTTATCGGTGCATTTCTTCTCAATACCATAATCAGACCAGGCCAAGCCATTGGTACTGGTGGAGCATTACAGGAAACTGGTAAAGGTATAGCCTCAATAGGTGCAGGAATAGGGGCGTCATTACGGTCAATCGGAAGTGGTTCCGCAAAACTGTTTGACCCTTTATTCACTTTAAGAGATTTAGTTTATTCTTCTGATGTTTCAGGTGCAGCCAATGTAAGCCCAGTAGCTCAAAATGAAGGTGAAACAAATTACAATGTGAGTACGCCATCATCCTCTACTATTACCTGGAGTTCAGGAACCACGGCCAGTGTGCCAAGTCTAAGTCCTGCAGCCAAATCTTACTATAGAGCCTTAGGGGTTAGCGTAACATGAGAAAAGGAAGTAAGGAAGCAAAAGCATGGGGCGCGAAGATGAAACGACTTAGAGGCAAAAAATCTACCCGAAAAGGGGGCGTGAGGCGAACTGCCAGGCGTGCCTATAAAGGGTTAAAAAAACGAACTAGAAGGTCAAGATGTGTAACTAAATGTGTAACTAAAAGATATAAGAAAAAATCGGATAACTGGTCATTTTAAACCCAAACATATTTCTCACCTTTACAGTTAGGACAATCAATAGTTGTATTGTAAACAGGGTCTAGTTTGTTAGAACCTGTCTGTAAATCTACAGTCCCTACAATGCCGTGAGGTAGGCCTGTTACTGTATCTGCACAAGTGCTACAAGGTTTGTACTGCTTCACTTTGATTTCCAGGTTGGGCCTGTTTATTACTGGTGTTAGCGGATTTGATTTTTTCATAAATTCGTTCAACTATAGCAGGGTCTTTCTTAACTGCTTCTTCAACCTGTGGAACCAGGAACGATGCAGCCTTTTGATACTTCTTTGGTATCAACTGCATGATAACCTCACCCAGGCCAGAGTTCTTCATGTCTGTTTCTGTAATGCTAGTACCTTCTTTGGCCTTAGTTGCTACATTCTTTAATCTCATAATCTCTTGACGATACTCTTTAGCCTCTTCTTTCTTACTCTCTGCTAAATATTGAATATCATTCTCAAAGTCCTTGATGCGTTGCCGACTGTGTTTATTGACAGT